TCTGCAGAAAGCCGATGATGCCGTTGCCCAACCCCTGCGTCACTCGACCGAACGTCTCGCCGAGCGAGTCGATGATGGGTTGCATCGACTTCAGCACGCCCAGCAGGCCGGGTCCACCACCGACGCCGCCCACCAGGAAGTCTTCGAGCGGCCCCTTGAAGTTCTCCGAGAACCCGGAGAACATCCCCTTCAACTGGTCCTTGACGCCGTTGACCGCGACTTGGATGCGCGGGTCCTTCAGCGCCCCGACGATGCCCAGCGCGATGACGCCACCGCCCAGGGCGGCGAGCACTGCGCCGTTGAACGCCGCGGCGAGCACCGGGGCCAGGGCGATACCGAGGCCGGCCGCGGCCAAGGCCTTGACGATGGTGGAGACGATGTCGCCGGAGAAGATGTTGGAGGCGGTATCGCGCCAGCCGTCCTTGAAGAAGTCGCCGAACTTCTGGCCGGCCTCCTTGCCGAAGCTGCCCAACCGGCTCAGCAAGGACTGCTTGTCCACGTCCACGTTGACCTTGACGCGATCGGTGTTGCGATCGCGCACAGTGACGCGCTCACGCCCGCTGTCGCCCCCGTTCCCGCCGTCGCCACCGTTGCCGCCGGCACCGCCGGTGATACGCGTGCGTGAGTTGTCTCCGGCGTTGCTGACGGTGTTGCGGATGTTCTCTGTGATGCGCGTGGAGATCTGCCGGCCGAGCGTGTCGCCGATCCGGGTGCCGGCCTGATTCAGACCGGCTTCGCTCCGGGTGATCGACTCGTTGATCTTGTCGGTAAAGGTGCGAGAGAGATTCTCGTTGAACGTCTTGGAGAACGTTTCCGACGATTCCTTGGCAAACCGGTCAATATCCTTGTTGACGTCCTCGAATCCGGCCTTAGCCGAATTCTGCGTACGCACCAGGATCTTGATCTCGTTCACGGTCTCTCACCTCCCTCTCTCTGTCGGCCAGGCGCACCAGGTGCAGCAGCTCCCCGTCTTCTTCACGCAGCGTCTTCAGCGTGTAGCCGGGGAAGCGTTCCAGCAGCGCCACCGTGTTGATCGCGTACGTCAGAAGCTCTGGCCGCCGGACAATTCGGCCATCGGAATCGACTCCACCCCCGATGGCCCACCAGCGTTCGCAGTCTCGTCTAAAGGGGCGCTGCCGCTCCCGGAGACGCCGTTGATCCACGCCATGATGACCGGCATGGTGAGGTCCATGTCCTGCGACGCGAAGTTGCGATAGGTGGGCGAGAGCGGCGCGCCATCCTCGTCCTCGAAGTTCCACTCCTTTATCCGGGACGTGAAGTGCTGGCCGGCCTCACCCAGCGCGTCGGAGTGGTCCCAGTCGCATCCGTCCGGACAGCCGGCGAAAACGCGGATCAACTCCTCGATCTTCCGGCGCTCTTCCGCGTTGGGCGCGGCGTCGAGATTGTCGAGCACTTCTGCCAGCGCCGCGGCGTACATCATCACGCCGACCGACGCCCCCCGCGCCTTGATCTCGAGCCCGGCCAGGTCCTCCGCCTCGAAGGTCAACGTGTACGTCTTGTTACGTTTGTACCCCATGCGTCATCTCTTTCTTGCTATGTCCGGCTATGCCGGCTTTACGCCCAGGTCGGGACGGTTCCGTCTGCCAGGGAGAACGGAACGGACGCGGTGAGCGCGCCGTCGTTGCCCCGACTGATCTGGTAGTCGGTCAGCAGGACCTCGTTGGGCAGCGTCACGCCGGCCACGCCCAGCGACATGGTGCGGTTGACGCTGGTGCTCGAGATGGTGGCGAACACAGGGTGCGAGAGCGACGCGTTGAAGATCGTGGAGAGCGTGCCGTTGAAGTCCGCGATCAACAGCAGGCGCTCGATCGCGGACTTGTCCACGCCGGTCACGTCCTGCACGGCGCGCGGCAATGCGAAGTTGAACGAGTTCACGTCGTTACGGATGTCGACGGGAGTGCCGGACGAGTTGTCCACCGACAGGGTGGTCCACCCGAGGCCGGAAGTCTTGGCCATCTCTTAACCTTCTTTCTTGTCCATCTGGCAGGCTGGGCAGTTCGGGCTGAAGCTGTCTCGGTGCAGCCCGTCAGCGTGAGCGTTGACGTACGCAGCAGCGATCGTTCCGATCGGCGGCTCGGAGTCGGTGACCAGATACGCCTGCACCTTGGCCGGGATGTTGATCTCCGGGCCACTCTCGCCGATCATGCGCGCCGCCCAGCCTCCACTCGTTTCACGTGAAACATCGGCCGCGGGCGGAGCGGGGGTCTCGTCGAAGTACATCTCCAACGTGATCCGGGGTACCTCACCCACATGATGAAAGGTGGAGAAACCCGTCACCATGGTCTTGTCGATCCCCACGCGATCGAGCCATGCCATCACCGCATCGGCGGTCGGACTTTCGCCCGGCGCGCCGAAGAACACCTTCTTGACCATCTGCCCCGCCTCTGCCTCGTCGCCTGGCGTCGAGAACAGTGGAGGCTCGCCGCGTCCCATCAGCCTCGTTCCCTCGCCGTGCGTATCTTGTCAAGATCTTCTTGCATGTTGTCCACCCAGTCCACCCCGCGCTGGTGAACGCGCCGCCGGCCACCAGGCACCTCGCGCCGCACGCCACCGTCGCGCACGATGTAGATCGGCTCACGCTCGAGCGCCACCCGGTGCGGCTCGAAGCAGTCCTGGCCGGCGGCGAACGTCATCGTCACCACGTTGCCGACGCGTTCGATCGAACCGTGCCGGCCAGAGTGGTCCACGATCCACGTGGCTTGCCGGCGTCCGGCCAGGGTGTCGAGATCGAGCACGGTGCGCCACCCATTCGCCTTGCGCGTGCAGCTCACCTCATCGCAGGTGGCCTTGCGCCAGAACGCCGGGCCGCCCGGGCGCAGAAGTGAGAACGTCTCATACGCGTACTGCTTCAGTGCACCTGCGGTAATCATGACCGGGCCACCGGCTGACGAACGAAGTTGATTGCGAAGTCTGCGTTGGTGAACGTGCCCGTCGTGGCGATCCGGACGTACCGGCGCACCGTCGCGGTGGCCGACGCGCTGGCCAGACGTTGGAACGTACGCCCCGTGGCCGCGGTGAACGCGCCGCCGGTCAACGCCGTGAACGACGAATTGTCCGCGCTGTCCTGCAAGGTGATCGTCACGCTGGTGCCGGTGAAGGCGAACACGTGCAGGTAGGCCACCCACCCAAATGAGACGCTGGCCGATCCACTGCCATAGTCCACCGCGGTTCCGTTGGTGGCCGTCGTGTCCACGCGCCGGTACGGGGTGAGCATGACCCCGTGATCGAGTCCCCACCCGTTGCCCTGCGCCTGGCAGGTGAAGGTGAACGAGCCGTCCGGCGCGCGCGTGCCGTCGTAGTTGACCTGTTTGCTGGTCAGCGACGCCGCCGGCAGACCGAGCGTCGCGCCGTGGAACCACGACACCTGCCGATCGGTGCGGGGCAGCGTGCACAGCACGCGGTGGATGCCCTCGATGCCGGTGGTGTTGTCCGGGTTGAAGTAGGTGCCGAACTGTATCGAGCCGTCATGCTGAAGCCCGATACGCTCCTGCGCCTTGCGCGTGATCCCTGGCACCTGCTGGGTGGCAAGCGGGGAGGCGATCGAGTTGATCTGCGAGACATCCCCACCCACGTCGTACTGATCGATCGCGAAGTTATCCCCGAGGCCGCTGCTCTTTGCCATGTCTGCCCCTTACGCCCCGTAGGTCCACGCGTTGTTGATCATCAATGGCACCGTGATGTCGATGATGCGGAAGATCGGCTTGTCCAACGAGATGTATCCCCACTGGCCGGCCAGGGCTTCGCCCGACTCCCCCAGCACGTCGATCGCACGCACCGTCCCATTGACGGTGAACGCTCCCAGCATGGCCGTCATCAGCGCGTCGTACGCGTCGATCAGGTCCGTCTCGCGCTGGTCCTGTGGCTCGGCCAGGGCATTACGCATGAGCCGCACCATGACCGGCATGCGCGCATCTGCCGCGGCCAGGCCTGAGGACTCGGCAAGCGGCGCGACAGGGTCCGCAGGGAAGATACAGCAGATCACCCCGGGCGCGTCCGGCGCGCTAAGCGGCTCATGCTGGATGATCGCACCCCACGCGTACGCGCCGCTGACCAGATCGATCAGCTTGCCGTATGCCTCCCGAAGGCCCGGCATCAGTTCATTCCCTTCACGAACTCGGCCGCGGTGTACTCGGCGATCGTTTGCGCACGCTCTTCGATGCGCGCAAACGTCCGGCGGTACGTGGCATAACCCTTGAACCGGGTCTTCGGGAAGTTACGGGAGCCGGTGCCCTCGAGCCAGTTGCCGTAGATGACGTTCGAGTCCCAGATGCGCCAACCCGCCGGCGTTTTCTGCGCCTCGTTCATCAGCCGGTAGTACGGCGTCTCGTGACGCAGCACCCGCGAGAGCTCGCTGCGGATCATCGACGCGCCGATGATGGCGACGCGACGCTCGATCTCGTCATCCATCTGATTCAGCTTGCGATCCGCCCGGCCATCGAACAGCGGCCCGGTGCGCACGACAGTGATCGACAGCATCACGCGCCCCCGTAGACGAACAGCATCAGCAGCCCGATGACGCAGGCGTAACCGAGCACGCCGACAGCGAGCACGCCCAGCGCCAGCGTGGCCAGGATCTTGACGGCGGTCATACGACACGCAGCCTGAGCCGGCGTCCGTACGCGGACAGCACGCGCTCCTCGAGCTCGTCGATGCCGGCCCCGGACGCGTTGCGCTGACCTTCCCCCTGGCCGACGGTGCGCACGTAGGCGGACATCTCCTTCTGCCGCTGATCGAGCGCGTAGGCCACGGTGAGCTGCTCGATCAGGCCGGGCACGTCATGCAGCGCCACCGCGTCCCCTGCGGTGTGCGCCGCTGCGGTGGTGCCCAGCGCGCCGCGCTCCACCGTGCAGGTGCGGGACCAGTAGATGGGCGCGCCGGTGTGCGCAGCCAGCAGGGAGCCGCTCACGGCGCGGCGCACGTTCAGCGTGTTGCCGGTGATCTCCCGGATCAGCATGCGTTCGGAGTCAAGGATCAGCTCTTCCCCGGCGCGGAAAGCGGTGCCGTCCGCCACGGCCAGGGACTGCGCGCTCTGCGACGCAACGATCGAACCGGTCTGGCCGGACGTGGCCCACGACTTGTCAGTGACGATCATGCGCTCACTACCGATGCGCACCAGCGAGCCGACGTCAGCGGGCGCGTTCAGGACCGCAGTGGTCACGCTCGCGTTGATCGAGCCGGCCAGGGTCCATGTGCTGCGGGTCTTCTCGGCGTTGGTCATCCCCCATTCGCCGGTGACCGACAGGGAGCGCTGGCCGGACCCGTCAAGGAACGAGAGGATCGAGCCGCTGGCCTGATCGATGTCGAGACGGGTGTACGGCGGTCCGTACTCCGGCCAGGGGATCAGGGCGTCGGAGATGTCCACGCCCCCGCTCGTGGCCGACTCGGGGGACAGCAGAGCGTTCTGGTTGAGCCAGAACGAGTAGGCGTCGTCATTGTTGGTGACCGGCCAGTCAAAGGCGATCGTGCCCACCCAGGGGGCGAAACCGGGGCGGGTCTCGTCGCCTCGCCGCGTCAGCTTGTCGACAGCGAGTGACGCGCTCTCGATGGCGGCGTCGATCTCGTCGGACAGGTACGCAGAGGCGTTGACATCCGCGGCGCGCATGACGCGACCACGGGTGGCATACCAGACGCGCCCCATGTCTCACCTCTGCTTTCTGGGTGGCTCATGCAGGTGCAGGCTATGAAGTTAGTGAAGGGCCTCATCCCTAGCCCTGTCATGGCTGGCCCACCGTAACCGCGCCAGCTTCTACCTCGCGGCCGGAGTGCCGACGGAGCGCCCGGCCTGTGGCTCCCGCGATCGCGCAGGATCGTTCGTCAAGAGCCTTACGATCGAGAGCGTATCAGCAGGGGCGCACGATGTGGCCTCCGAACTTGCAGTGCAGCACGCCGTCCACCTGCTCGAGCGGCCAGAAGTGTTCCGGGCATTCAACGGGGTGCCGGCGTCGCTCAGCGTTGCGCTCATGTTCGGCGCGTGCCGTGTTGATCGCGTTGAACAGGCTGTTCCAGTTGCCCTCGTCGGGGGGTGCGGCCTGCGTCAGCGTCGGGTTGCCAACGGTCACCGGCACTGCGATGCCCGCAGGCGAGCACGCGAACGACGGCGGGACGATCTGATTGACGGTGGGCGTGCCCAGCGCCGCCGGAACCGCGAGCCCGGCGGGTGCGACGGTCATCGCCTGCGAGACGGTGGGCGTGCCCTTGCCCACCGGCACCGCGATCCCCGTGGGCGCGATGCTCAGGCTCTGCGAGACGGTGGGCGTGCCCAGCGCCACCGGCACGGCCAAGCCGTTGGGCAGGACAGTGAACGCCTGCGACAGCGCGGTGCTGCCCAGCGCCGCCCCGACAGCGATGCCGGTGGGGGAGATCGCGCCGCCGGTGTCCGCGGTGAACTTCACGTCCGCGAAGTAGTCCGCCTTGCTGCCTTCCAGGTCAGGAAAGACGGTGGCGGTGGCGTTGACCTCGAAGCAGCCCTGCTTGATGACGATGCCGCTGACTGTGGTGCCACTGGCCGGGGCAGTGATGTTGCCGCTGACCAGCGATGATCCGTTGAACACGTTGTTGGTCAGCACGTATCGACCGGCCGACGAGTGAGTGCCGAACACGTACGGCACGCCTGCGGTCACGGCCAGGGGGGAATCCAGCGTGGTCCAGTTGCGAGCGTTGATGGTCGGCGATCCACCGAACACCTTGCTGACCAGCAGCGTTCCCGTCGTGGAAGACGTGAGTTGCCAGGCGTTGGACGTGTAAGTGCCGGATCCGGTGGACGAGCCGATGCGGAATCCGATGTCCGACACGGTGCCATTGACAGCGAACACCATGACCAGCGCGGTCACGATGCCAGGGGAGCCATCGGAGAAATCGCCTACAGGCGTCTCGCTACCGGTGTGAAGTGTCTCGACGGCCATGGCGCGGCCGGCTCAGCCGAACTTGATGATCTTGTTCGTGCCGTTGTCGAACGTCACGGCCACGTCGCCGGTGCCTGGCTGGATGGGCAGTCCGGTGCCGGTGTCGATGTAGGCCAACAGGCGTTGCGACGACGACGCCACGTCCGCGCCGCCGGTCACCGCGCTGGCCTGGTACAGGATCAGCACATGGTTGGTGGCGTTGGCCGTCGTCGTGATCGTCGTGTCGGCAGCATCGAACACACCGAGCGAGACAGTGACCGAGCTCAGCGCCGCGCTGGCCGCGTTGACCGTGCCGCCGGCACCGGTCACGTCCGACATGAAAGTGTGCGACGACGAGTAGGTGTACCCGCGGACCAGCGCCGCCTTGATGACGGCAGTGTCGAGGTCGATCAGCCCGGAGATCAGACCCTCGAGAGCCTTGGGATAGACGGCGTTGGCCACGGGTCAACCCTTACTTGTCGTTGCTCGAGATGTGCGAGCGCATCTGCGCCGCGGCCTTCTTGGCCGGCGTCGCCTTGCCCTGCTGCTTGCCCTGCGTGGCGTCACGCTCGCGGCGCTCGCCGGTGTCCGGTGCGGCGTCCGCCTCACGCGGCTCATCCTGCTTGCCGGCGTCCGGCAGACCCTGGTCGATCGCGTCCTGCGGCGCGACGCCGGGGGGTGCGATGTAGTCAGGGTCAACGTTCACGTCGGACGCTCCACCCTGTGTTGCCTTAGGCATAGCTGCCCTCCCTTTCTGTTGACCCTGAACTACCCGCGATTCCCTGTCGTCACGCAGCTTACGCCGCAGTGACCGTCGCCCCGGCCTCGAGCGGAACGTAGGTAAGCACCCAGCGCACCTGGCCGGTGTTGCTGGCCGCGGTGTTGAGACCGATCGCGCCGGGCGCGACGATAATCGGGTTGCGCTGGCCGGACACGCCACCGCCGGTGGACTTGACCAGCGCGTCACCAGCCAGGCCGGTGGGCGAGAGCATGCCGCCCGCGGCGAGACCGTTGATGTCGACACCCGCTGAGAGATCGTTTACCGACCCCGTGGTCGGGGTAGCCACCAGCTTGACGCTGTTGGCCTGCGCCTGCACGCCGGTGGTCACGATGCCGACGATGGCCGTGACGGCCACCCGGCCACCGGCCACGGTGAAGATCGAGCCGGTGGCGGTCTGCGGCAGGTTCGCCGTGGCCCGCGTGACCCGCGTGCCGAGCACGCCCAGAGCGAGCGCGTCGTTGCTTCCCAGCGCCGTCACGCGGTCACGCTCCGCAGGTTCTGCGGCGCGCGGCCGTAGGCGGGATCGTGCAGGATGGCGATGACGATCGACGAGCCGTTGCCGACGCACTTGACGTACGGCTTGCCGTCCGGGCACGACGCCGCGGAGACGTAGAGCGCCGCGCGGTCCTCGCCGCTGTTCGACTTGTTGAAGGTGTTGCTAGCCGGACTGACCGCGGTCCGGTGCCACACGCCACCCGAGGTGGCGTTGGTCGCGCCGTAGTAGTGGTCGAGCACTGCCGGCGTGGACGTGGACGTGCCGGCGTTGTCACTGGAAAACGTGAGCGTGCACGACGTGCCGGTGGTGGCCTCGAAGACGATGAACGTGACGCCCGAGTAGTCGGACAGGCACACGTAGACGCCGTTGGCCGGGTAGATCACATTGACGACTCGGCCGAGTCCCTCGCTGAACATCTGGTGTTTCTCCTGTCCGGCCAGGGGTGTTAATGCCTGGCCTGGCGCTGGCCCGGCCAGGGGGTGTTAATGCCCTGACCGGGTTGGTTCCCCTGGCCGTACGCCAAGCCGCGTCCGGTCGGAATGCCGGGTGGGTGCTTATGTCCACTACGGCCAGGGGGTCTAAGGGCGCACCTTACGGGCGCGCGCCGAGGGTGATGAACGGGGAGAGGGTCGGGCCGCCGTTCTGCGGGGTGATCGGCGAGGTCAGCCACGGCCGGCCGTCGTTGCGGGCGATGGCCCGGACGGTGGTCTGGTCCGAGGTGAACTTCACGTGATCCGACGTGTCGATCGAGAGCGAGTCCCGGATGCCCACCAAGTAGTAGGTGAAGTCGACCAGCGACAGGTCACCCTGCTGGCCGAGCACGCCGGGGGTCTTCTCGCTCATGATCACGGGGCGGCCCAGCAGGGTGAGCTGAGGCGCGTTGTGCGCGTCGGTGATCCAGACCGCCGAGCCGCCGGTACCGACCACCAGGGCCATGGTGCCGAGCTGCATGAACGTGTCCGGGGACGCGATCCACACGCTGTTTGGGATCGAGGTGGGCAGCATCCGCGAGTACATCCGCAGGATGTTTTCCCACACGATCGTGGTGCTTGGCTGCGCCGGGGACGTCTCCGCCGGCACCACCAGCAGGCCAGGGTTGCGCGAGGACAGCGCGCCCAGCGGCTCGCCCGCGCCCAGACCCTTGAGGTAATCCAGGTCGGCGTTGTAGGCGATGGCCTGCGGGAGCATCTGCGTCATGATCGCATCGACGGACGGCGCGCTCTCGCGGATGAGCTCGTTGGTCAGGTAGGCCAGCGCGGTCTGCTTGGTGGCGTCCAGCTTGACCTTGCCGAACTTCGCCTGCGACTCGACGAAGTCCGCACCCTCCTCGGTGCGGTAGACGACGATGCCGCCGAACACGGACGAGGCGTTGGACGTGGCGTCCACGGTCGGGAACACCAGGGACTGCGTGTTCATCGGGATGACCGTGGCCCGCGGCATGACGATCGACGCCTCGAGCGCGAGCATCAGTAGCTGCGCCCGGTACTCCTCCGGCACCAGGAAGCCACCGGAGTCCGGCACCTTGATCGAATAGCCGTTGACGATCTCGAGCTTGCGGTCGAGATCCTGCGGGTTCGCGCCGGCGATCCGCTGCTTGCCGTTGGTCCGGTTGTGCCAGATCGTCTGCACGAACTCGCCGAGCGAGGCGAACTGCCCGTCCAGCGCGCCGCCCGGCGCGGTGGCGGTGTGCGAGAGCGCCTGCATCTTCGCCGCGTACCGGCCCGACGACAGCTTCAGCCGCTCCGCGGCGAGCGCGCCGGCCTGCGCCGTCTTGCCGTTCGCCTTGAAGATGTCGACGATCGTCGCCTTGGTGAACTCCTCGATGTCCGCCTTGATGTTGACGGCTTCCTTTGTGGCGTCCGTGACGTGCGCCGTGACGTACGCCTTGGTGCGCGCGGCGAAACCGGTCTCGCCCTTGTCGGCAAGAGCGGTGCCGATCTTCGCGGGAGTGTCGAGACCGGTAAGGTACTCCTCCCACTCCGCAACGTGCTTCGGCTGAGCCGGAGCGGTCATGCGAGTACCCCTTTCATCAGGTCTCGAAATGCGGTAACCGTACGATCATCCTGCTGTGTTTGTCCATCCGCCGTCCCGACATCGGAGGACGAATCCTCCACGAGGTCAGGCGGGAAGGTCAGCGAAGCAGCGATGCTTGCGGGCAAGATGTCCTGCCAGCCGGCCAGCAGGCGAGCCACGTGCGCATCCTCGAGCTCGCCTTCGGCGTCGTCCTCACCCTTGGCCGCGACGGTGATCTCGTCCACCAGGCCGGCGTCCAGAGCTTCCTGCCCGGTGTACCAGACGCCGTCCTCGCCGTTCTCCGTCATCTTGCCGCGCCAGTATGCAGGGTCCTCGCCCGCACGCTCGGAGTACATATCGGCGATATTGTCGGACACCTTGTCCAGCAGCTCACCCGCGGCACGGTGGGTGTCGCCGTTGCCATAGGTGTACGTCATCGCGTCGTGGATCATGATGAAGGAGTTGCGCGCCGCGACGATGCGATCCGCGGCCAGCATGATGAAGGACGCCGCCGACGCCGCGAGCCCGTCCACGTAGGCGGTCACCGTGCCGGCGTGGCGCGCAAGCAGCGAGTGAATCGCCACCCCGTCGAACACGTCCCCGCCACCGGAGTTGATCCGCACGTTGATCGGGCCGGGGCCGGCCTCACGCAGGACGGCGGCCACGTCGGCGGCGCTGATGCCGTCAGCGAACCAGCCACCCCCGCCGATGCGCCCGTAGATCATCAGCTCAGCCGGCGTACCGGCCTCTGCCCGCGGCGTGAACGCCAAGCCGGGCTTGGCCAGCGCGGCCTGCGCGTCGCGGCACTCACCGCAGTTGCGCATCGCGAACTCAATCGCGGGGGTGAGCGCGGTCAAAATGTCCCGTCGCCGCTTGTTCAACTGGCCCTCCGCTTCACGACCTTGCATCGGCACTTGTTGCCGTACTTCGCCCCGACGCACTTGATGTAGCCGCGCCCGCCGGGGTAGTCGGCATACGCTGCGCTACGGCTACGGTACAGGTTCCCGATCTTGCCTTTGCACGGGTCACAGCAGTTGTCGTCAGGGTGCCCGACAACCTTCCACCGCATCGCCGCTTCGATCACCGGTACACGTCCCGGAAGTACCAGATGAGCCACGCCACCACCGCGCCCGCGCCGATCAGCGCGCCGCCGGCAACAAGCAGGATCGCCTTCACGAGATCACCCGACCGCCGCGCATCAGGTTGGCGATGGTGCGCCCTGTGGCCGGCACGTCTGGCCGGCTGACTGTCTCCTGTGGCTGCTTGCGCTCATCATCCACCTGGCTGGCGTCCGGCTCAGCCGGCTCGATCACGTCAGGCTCCCGGCTTCGCTCCTCGGAGGGCATTGGCGTTCACCTCCCGGAACTTCATTCGCGGCAGGCCCAGCAGGTCGGACGCGTCGTCGGGGTCAGCGCCGGCGTCCACCAGCGTGGCCCACGCGTTCGCTGTCGCTGTCGTGGTGGCGTTGATCGTCTCCTGATCCGGCGGCACCGGGTTGTCGTAGTCGAACTCGTAGCGCTGCGCCATGTCCTGACCGAACATCGGCAGGAAGTCGTTGTTCAGCGCGCCCTTCCAGCGCTCGAGCCGCGGTACTGTCTTCGCCTCAGCGATGTACGCACGCGACGCGTCGGCCGACGCCCGGTTGACATCGGTCACGTCGCCGATGCCGAACTTCGGGAAGCCATACGCGTCAAGGATCGCCTGCTTCGTCAGGCCACGCGTCTCGACGAACTGCATCTCACGCTGCGAATAGGCGAGCGGGATGAAGTCGCCCTGCTCGAGCACAGCCACTCTGCCGGCGTTGGAGATGCCCCGGTGGTTCCGGTTCCAGCGCTCCACGAGCTCTTCGAACTGATCGTCACTGAGCTGCGTAGGAACCTTGATCACGCCACCGGGCAGGGCGGCGTTGCGGTAGAACGACTCAGACCAGGCACGCTGCGAGTCCTCGTTGCCGAAGTCTCCGGACAAGGAGGGGAGCGGCCCCTGTCCGCGGTAGATGTCCAGCGGCGACGGCCAGCGCAGCATGATCACGTCTTCGCGCCGAAGCGGCACCTGCTCACCGTCGGGCGACGTGTAGACGTAGCCGGCGATGAATTCGGTCTGCGAGGGGATCGGCGTCATCCGGTCGGGGCGCACCGGCCACAACTCCACCGGGACAGTGCCGACGCGGTAGACCACCATCCATCCCTCGCCGGTCAGATCAACATGCTGTTGCCCGCCTTCTACGAGCTCGGCGCGGGACATGAACGCGTTCGGCTTGTTCCAGACCATGAGTGGCGCGGACTCGCGGGGGTTGGTCACCTCAACGCGGTCTTCCACTTGGCCGGACGTGGCGCGCCGGTACAGTCGCCAGTTGACCAGCGAGGTGGCGGTGGCCAGCGTGCTGACCACGCCGAACAGTGTGCCGATCTCCCCGTACTGCTCGAGCTCGCCACGGGGATCGCTCGGCCCACCGCGATGGCTCAGTCCCAGCGCGCCCAGCGCGGTGCGATAGCGAGACGTATAGGGCACGGGCGCTTCGTTGCGCACCACGCGCCGCGCAAGCTCGTTGCCCACCAGGCTACGTAGGCTCACCCCTTCACCGCCTCGGTTGAGAAAAGCGCGACGTTGGCCAGGGGGACGGCAACCTCACCTCGCCCAACCACTCCCCTTAGCAGAAGACACCCGTCAACCGTCTCGAAATCATCGCATTCAAACACCCGTCTCCAGAGTCCCCCGGTCTCCGGATCTTGATGAATGTGCTCAATGGTGATGGCATACCTCACCGGCGGCGCACCTCCAAGAAGAGCAGGCTCACGCCGGCCATCACCCAGCCTGCCACGCTGGCCACGCTGGCCGCGGCCACGACGAACGCCGTCAGCCCTGCCAGGACCAGACCGTGGCGGTGCACCTGGCCGGCCAGGGTGAGCACGCAGGCCGCGAAGAATGCGAGCACCCTGACCGTGACCGCAGCATATTCGACCTGGCGCAGCCTTGCCCACGCACGCGAGAGCCACACCGGCCGTGAGCGCTTCACGGCCAGGGACTCATCGCGAGCATCAAGCAGCGCGCTCAAGGTCACCACGGACATGACAGCAGGTTACATGCTCCGAGCCTGCGCGCCTATCACCTGCTCGATCAGGCCGGCTCGTGAATGCCGGCTATTGGGGGGTACTGCGCTCCGGCGGGATTGGTGACCATCGGAGCCCGCATGCAATCAGCTTCGCCTGCGCTGTCGACGAAAAGTTCTTGCTCTTCGTCCGCCCAGACCGACCGGCCGCAATACTCGCAACGCTCCGCTGCCGTTTCCTTGTCCGCCATGACCTCAGTATACGCACACACTCGTTAGGTTTGCAAGGGCTAGCTGATCCACCGCAGGCGCGTCTTGGCCACCAGATCGAAGTGCGCCACGACGTAACGGCCGGTGTCCATCGAGTGGTCATCCACCTCGCCCTTGGCCGGCTCGTCTTTGCTCAGCTTGCCGGACGTGTTCTTGCGCCAGACGTAACCCTCGATCTCGTCCGCGAAGCACAGCGGCAAGCCGGCCTCGCGGCGCGCCTCGTCCACGCTGACCAGCGAGTCGCGCAGGATGATCATGCGAGGGTGGCCATCCGGCTGGATGCGCAGGCGCGCTGCCATCGCTTGGATGCCGTCGCTCACGCTCTTCTTGGCCGGCGTCGTGCCCATCCCAAGGTGACGTTCCAGCGTGGCGCGGTCCTCGGCGTCGTGGTCACAAATGATCGCGCGCGGCTTAGGGAACAGCCACTCTCCCTTGTTCGTGCCAGATGTCACCTTGACCACGTCAAGAATGTCGCGCGCGTGATCCTCCACCAGGCGTTGCGTGCGATAGATCTCACGCTCGAGCCACAGCCGGCCGTCCGGGTCCACTGCCCATTGCTGCCAGACGAACGGGTTGGTGAAACCGAAGTCCACCGCCCAATACCGCTCCCATGTCTTCGGCAGGTGACGCTTCGGTGGAGCGAGGTGGACGGCTGGATCCCACATGTCGTAGATCAGACCGTCAGCCGCGGCCCACCGGCCGTGCAGCAGACGTTCCTTGCGCACCCCGCTCAGCGCGGCCAGGCGCGCCATGTACGCCTCGCCGTACGGCGTGAGCACGCCTGCGTCGTCATAGACGCGCGGGTTGTCCTGGTGCCGCGAGCGCAGCATCGTGGTCTTGCCGGCGTCGCAGCGCTGCTTCAGCCAGTGCTTCGGCTGCTGCGGGTTGCAGTCAGCGAGCAACTGCTGAAACGACACGCGCCCGTTGCGCAGGCGAGTGCCCATTTTCTCCCAGTCGTCCGGAGTGCACTCCGTCGCCTCCTGTACGAAGATCACGTCGTACTCCGATGACATGATCTTGTCCGGCTGGTCCAGACCGCCCACGGTGATCGTGCTCCCGTTGGCGTAGATGTACTGCGCCGGCCGCTCGCCACTGCCGCCGTACCAGCGCAACAGCTTGTTGTCGATCGCCTCCTTCGCCACCTGCTCCCGGAAGGTCACCAGGCCGGTGGAGGTCAGCGACTTGTGCGTCTTGCGCACCATCAGGCCGCGCATGCCGGGGTTGTTCAGGCACATCAGGTGCAGCTTCAGCAGCGCGGCGAAGCTCTTGCCGGTGCCCGCCGGCCCGGCCAGCAGGACCTCCCCCGCGCGGTTGAACATCACCTCGCGCGCCGCCCCGCGCAACTGCACGTGCTTGTTGATTACTTGCGTCATGCCTGGCAGCGTACCGGGAGACCCGCAATTGAAACGTGTCAAAACGATCTAAAAAGGAAGGCCCCTCACGGGGCCTGCTCCTCCTACGCTCCCCACCTGATCAGGTGTCGCGCCTCCCCGCCGATCACCGGAGCGAACTCGCGGTCAGCCGCAGTGATCCGGTGGCCGAACGGCTCAGGCTCCGCGCTGAAGTCCTCGTCGTTCATCAGCTCCTCGATCGCGCCGGCCAGGTCCTCCTTGGCCAGGCCGGTCACCTTGGCGATCTCCGCCACCCGGACCCATCCCCCGCCCAGCTTGTGATACGCCTCGACGATCTCTGTGATCACTGCGCCTTCGGTCATGTTCCCCACCTCTCGCCGTCCCCCTTGCTGATAAGACTAGTCTACGCTTGACCAGCTCAGATAGCAAGACCTAACGAGTGTGTGTGACATATGCCACACGCTGAGAGCGCTCTCTCAGCGCATCATTGAGGCATGGTCAAGAAGCACGGGAACATCCCGCTCTCCCGCTCACGTGCCTACGAAGCCCTGCGCGCGCGCCGACACATGAGCAAGCGCAGCGCGGCACGCATCGCGTGGGCCGGCAAGACGCACGCCGGCCGCTCCCGCATGGCCAAGAAGGCGACACGCACGCGCCGCCTCAGGTAAGGTGGACGGCGCTGTGGCAGGAGCCGCACGGCGGTCCCCCGGCAGAGGCCGGTAGCCACATCGGTTCGCCGATGTGCCGATCCCACGGGAGCGATCCCACGGGAGACGGGTAAGGGCGTAAGCCTGCCGCTTACTTGGCCCGGCGCACGCCGCCGTGCTTGGCGCACACGTCCCGCGCCCCGGTGCCGCTCGTGACCGTGCCGTCCTTGCACACCAGCGTCTCGCTCTTACGCGGCCCGCACCCGGCCAGGGGCACCAGCGCCAGCGCCACCAGGACGCCGGCCAGGGTCTTACGACAGCGCATCCCCCGCCACTCCTTCGATGATGTACTTCACCGTCTGTGATGTCTCGAGGCGGTCCGGCGCGTCCAGGCCCATCCGCTTCGCGATCTGCGCGTCGGTCAGGCGAACCTCGGCCAGCGCCTTCAGATACCCAGAGTAATCGCGGACCGGGGTGCCATCGTCTTCATACAGCTTGTTGCCGTCCTTGCCGACAGCAACCGGCGCGCCTTCTTTGATCTGCTCCGCCAAGGCAAACTGACGCATGCGCAGTTCCTTCAGCATGGCGATCGACTGGGCGGCCAGATCCTCCCTGACCTCGGGATTCTGCGCTCGCCACGCCTTGATGATCTGCGACACGCGGCTCTGCGTCATGCCGAACATGTCAGCGATCTTCTGCTGGGTGTCACCCCAAATCGCCCAGCGCTCGTAGATCTCCTGCGAGCGTGGATCGAGCGACGGACCCTCGGCTTGACCTGGTGAATTACTCATTTTATGAGCAATTATCACTCAGAGTGACGACGCGGTATCAACGCGCCGCTGGCCAGCGAAGTTGTACCGGAAGCCCCGCCCGGTCCTGAGTCCGGACCGCGCATAGGTAACTTCCCAGTGCTCACCGAGGCGAGGCGAGTATGCCTCATCGTACTCGGAGGCAAGCG